AACCTTTGGTTTGACTTCAGTTTGCGGGAGAACCTTTGGTTTGACTACATTTTGCGGAATAAGTTCGGCATCACTGGTATCAACTGGTGTTTCACAATTCACATCCACGGATTGTTCTGGTACAACACAACACCAAGTTAACAAGTCTTGGTATTTATCTCCACCATACAAAATAAGCTGTGAATTCTGCGTTTGGTGATTAAATGCTCCAATAAATGTAATACAGCTAAATTTCTTTTGTTCATAAGCAAAAGATAAATCATACGCGGTAATACCAACCTGGATAAATTTGGCTCCATCCGCAATATCGTACCAGCTTCCATCATTTTTATTAGGAATAAAGCATAAAGATACGGTATAGTTTAAATCGTTCCATTCCAAATCGCGTATCGTAATGACGGCTTTCATTTCAAAAGGTAGTAATAAAGTGTTATTATCGATTTTGTGGCTAAATTTTTGATTAATGATGGGATTGTATATTTGCATAAAAGTCATGTCAAAATCATTAAATAGTTTATAATTCAATATACAAATCTGAGAAAATTTATTGTCCATATCATCAAATGTTTTAATCAAAGGTAATTTATAGGATTGATCGTTTACAATACAATAATTTACTGGTTTGAACAAATTTTGTTTGGGAGAAAACATTGTTGACATTTTAAAGTATGGTCTGTTTATACACATTAATTCTCTTTTTTCAAAAATATTATTCATTTCCTTACTTATAGAATTAAAAAAAATAAAAAAAAATGACAACTGTAATTTCTACCTACATTGATTCGCTTCAAGAAAAAATAATTAATTTGATTCCCAAATTACCCTCTCAATTTATTGTATTTAATGCCGCCCAACCCTTTAAAAACAATTATTCAACATATTTTATAAAATTGTTCAATTCGATAAAAAAAAATGTAATGTTTTATGCAATAGGTATTGATGATTCGGAAAATATTTTAATTCTCTTTAATATTTTATATCAAGAATATTTTGTTTATTTTCAAAATTACTTTATTCTATTAAAAAATGATGAAACTGTAACCTATTTAACTGCAATTATTCAGCCAATGAATTCTTTAATTCTCTTGTTAAAACGGTCCATTCAAAATTTTAGAATCTATGGAAATTTAATTTCAATTGAAGAGAATACTACATTGAATTCTTTAATTTTACAGATTCAAAATCTATTAAATGCTTCCAACCCATTAGACTATAATGACACTTTTAGCAATATTGAAGAAACAAATAATAAAAGTATATTATTGTATCCACCTGCTCTATTGAATACTTGTCTTGCTGTTGAATCATTCTTCCAAGAACAAGATCCAGATGTTTATAGCACAAACATCAACATTATTTCCTACAAGCCATTTTCCATTATTAAAAAACCGGACGATTTATTGGTGAAAAAATATCGTAATTCCATAAGTTTATTACATCACTGTAAAAATTTATGGCAACTTTCACAAATTTCCAAAAAAGACAAGAAAAAAAATTATAACAAGTATATGTTTGTTTTAGCAGAAGTAGTACAAAAAAAACAAGATTTTAATTTTAATTTACATCCAAAAGAAACAGTTGGTATATTGATTCATGCAGATAAATGGGAAAAGCAGGAGTCGAAATGGATAATAAATTATTATGATCAGCTTACAAAACCCTTTGAGAAAAAAGTATTAATTGTAACCTAAAAAAAGTATATTGTCATCTAGTAGGAATGACTTGCTCGATTTGTTTAAACATGATTGTTAAAGATGAATCTCACATTATTGAGAAAACCTTGACCCAATTATTAGAAAAGATTCGTATTGATTATTGGGTAATTTGTGATACTGGTTCTAGTGATAATACAATTGATTTAATTCAACATTTTTTCAAGATAAGAAATATACCTGGGGAATTACACTGTGACCCGTGGAAGGACTTTGCACATAATCGAACTCTTGCTCTGGAATATGCCTTTAAAAAGACTGATTATTTATTAATTTTTGATGCAGATGACACGATTCACGGAGATTTAAAATTACCCACGCAATTGACAGCCGACGCTTACTATTTTAATTTTGGAAACACAATTAAATATATTAGACCATTATTGATTAATAATCACAAAAAATGGAAATTTGAAAGTGTTATTCACGAGTATTTGGTTGAATGCGAACCCAATATGAAATATGAAAATTTGCAAGGTAATTATTATGTAGAATCCGGACGCGTAGGAAATCGTAACAAGGACCCCGAAAAGTATCTCAAAGATGCACAAATTTTGGAAAAAGCCTTTTATGAAGCGGAAAAGGAAAACAAGACAATAAAAAATCGTTATGCGTTTTATACAGCCAATAGTTATTTTGATTATGGAAATCATGAAAAAGCATTAGAATGGTATAAAAAAGTTTTGACGCTTGGAAATTGGAATCAAGAAAAATATGTTTCTTCTTACAAGATTGCCGCAATTTATAAAAAATTAAATGAGACAGAGAAGCAAATTTATTATTTAATACAAACTTTTGACTATGATAACAAACGCGTGGAAGGAATCTATAATGTAATATTACACTATACAATGTTGGAACAGTATGGAATGGCTTTTCAATATTATAAATTTATCGAAAAATATTATGAATCAGAATATCGAAATGATGCATCACTGAAAAACAAACTTTTTATTGAACAAAATACCTACTTGTTTAGTTTACCTTATATTATGATACTTGTTGCCGAAAAGGTACAAGATTTTACTTTGCAATTAAAAATGTTTTGCATGATTTTCTTGCAAGAATATATTCCCCCAGTAGCTTCTTTACCAATGAATGTATTTGAATCGTTTGAAAACACTGCAAAAAAATTATCAATTTCAGACAATATTATGCAATTATACAACAAATATCAAACGATTGTTCATGAGGTATTTCCAAAAGAGATAAAAACCAATAGTAAAAAAATATTATTTTTTACAGGAAATTGTCCCTTGCAATGGAATAAATCTTATAGTTTAGAACGCGGTCTTGGTGGTTCGGAAAGAGCTGTTATTTATTTATCGGAATGCTTTCCTAGTGATTATGAAATTTTTATTAGTGGGAATGTTGCGCATGAAAAAATAAATAATGTTACTTATATTCCCTATAATGAATTAAGTAATTGGTTACATCAAAATACTTTACACACTGTAGTCATTTCTCGCTATCTCTATTTTTTTGAATCCTTTTCACAAGCAAAAACAAGTAACATTATTATTTGGACACACGATACAGATTTATTTAATTATGGTTCTTCATTAACATCCACGCAAATATTACAAAAATATGACTCTAAAATCAACCATTTTGTTTTTCTAACTGATTGGCATAAACAATTAATGATTGCAAAATATCCATGGATAGAATCCAAATCTGTTATTATCAATAATGGAATTGTCGACATTTTCGATTACAAAGTGTGTAAAATCCCCAACAGTTTTGTATATACTTCTTGTTCAGAAAGGGGTCTAAAAAGACTGTTAGTGTTGTGGCCAGAGATTTTAAAATTATTTCCAGATGCGACTCTAAGAATTGCATCTTACAATCCCTTTCCTAAGGATGACGCAGAAAGACAGTTGGAAATTATTATATCAAAATATCCAAGTGTAAATCATGTAGGCACCTGTTCTCCTACTCAGCTCTATAAATTATTACAATATAGTGAGTATTGGTTATATCCTAGCTATTGGCCTGAAACATCTTGTATTACAAGTATGGAAATGTTGCGTTGCGGAGTGGTATGTCTTTACTATCCAGTAGCGGGATTACCAGAAACAATTGGAAATATTGGAATCGAAATTAAAGAAGGCAATGAAATTCAAATGTTGGCAAGTTTGACACCAAAACTCAAAGAACAACTCATCAAAAATGGAAAAGAATATACTTCTACTTGTTTATGGAAAGACAGATTTGAACAATGGTCACAATTGTTCAATTTTGGTAAAAAAGTACTAACCTTTTCTTTATGGGGTGACAAAAAAATGTACACAATTGGCGCGCTGAAAAATGTAAAACTTGCACAACAATTATACCCAGATTTTGAATGTTGGTTTTATATTCACAAAGAAACTGTTCCACAAGAAATTATAAATGAATTAAAATTACAACGCAATGTAAAGATTATATATAAAACTGGTGATTTAAAAGCCGTCAAACCAGAGATGTGGCGATTTGAAGCAATGGATGATCCAAATTTAGATATTGTATTGTCTAGAGATACTGATTCAAGATTATGTGATCGTGAAAAAATAGCGGTTGATAAATGGTTAGAATCGACCAAAAATTTCCATATCATGAGAGATCATCCTTATCATACAGTTCCTATATTAGCAGGAATGTTTGGTTGTAGAAAATTAAATTTTGCTTGGAAACCCTTGATGGAAAAAATACAACAGGATAAAAGTAAAGGTTATGATCAAGATTTTTTGGCAGCGCAAATATATCCATTAGTAAAAGATGATGCATTAATTCATGCAAATTTTTATAAAATTGAATCCTATTGTCAAAACTTTCCCAGCGATTATGATAATGAATTTCATTTTGTTGGTGAGGTTTTTGATGAGTATGATTCTCGTGACCTTTCAGTTGCCCAAATTCTCAAGGATAATTATTAATCAAAAATCTTAAATATTGATCTAGTATAGAAATGTCTATAATAAAATTATATTTAGAGCCAAAAATAAAAGATTATTGGATTAACCCTAAAAAATATTATTCCATGCAAAGTTTGGACAAATTTTTGCATTACTTTTTTCCTAATGCTAACAATTATGAAATTACAGAACAACAAAATGATGCAAAAATTGCCGTTTGGGACATTCAACAAGATAATGAAAGTTTAATGAATACGAGTCAACTCAACATGATGATTTGTGTTGAAAATTGTAATCATCACAAGAATTATAAACACTATAACAAATTTGGAAATTATGGAAATTCCAAAATGAATATTTATTTCTATAATCACATTACAAATGTTGAGCTTGCATCAAATTATATTGCCATTCCAATGATTCATGTATTTATGAATCATTATAAAAATCATTTCAATGTTATTAAACCAACGATTATGGTTCCATTTGAGCAAAAAAAGTTTTGTTTGCTAATGAACCGTAGCAAACTAAACCCACATGTTGAAATGTTTCGTAACATTTTGAGTCATATGGGAACAATAGATGATATTAGCATGTTTGATAGACAGTTGGGAAGTTCTTCTTGTTATCATAGTCCTGAATTATTAAACTTGCTTCAAGAATATAAATTCGTGTTGTGTATTGAAAATTCATATAGTGATGGATATATTACCGAAAAAATTTTTAATTGTCTCTATGCAAACACAATTCCATTATATATGGGTTCTACCAAAATTTTAGATTATATTAATAAAGATCGTATTATAAGTTTGCTAGATAGTCCACAAAATGTACTGGTAAAAATTATCAACTTGGATGAATATTCATACAACAAACTGATTCATCATTCAGCCATTGTGTCACAATATAATGATGAAAATTATCAAAATAAGCTGGCCAAGTTTATTGAGAATTGGAAACCTTCTTCGAACCCACTAGTTTATTATATAAATTTAGACAGGCGTCAAGATCGATCGACCGAGTTTTTACAAAAAATAAAATTGACAAGCCTTGCCAATAGTATTATCAAAAGATTTAGTGCAGTTGATGGCATATGTTTGCAAGATAATCTTGCGAGGCGAAATTTGGATCGTGACCCAATTATTCTTCTATTGGCTCACTTGCGCAATAAAACTAATTCAAGTATGAGACCTGGTGTACTTGGATGCTTTCTTTCCCATTATTTTTTACTAAAAGAAATTGTTGAAAATCAATCGCTGGACAACGATCAAATTGTATATATTTTTGAAGATGATGTGTTTTATTCCAAAGATGGTTTTGAAAATGAGCTGCTTGAAATTCAAAATTTTAAACAACCTTGGGATATGTTGTTTGTTGGAGGTCGATGGAATGCTAATTTTGTTCCTTCTGGAGATTATGAATATTTTGAAAAAGCAACCGAACATTTATATAAACGCCTGCAAACTTCTCCAAAATATAAACAAAAATTGGGTCATAGTTTGAATTTAGATCGCGGAGCAATGGGCTATTGTGTTCAAAAAAATAGTATACCAAAAATACTCGAGCAGCTTTTTGATTTTTTAAACAACAATCCTTTCCAAGCAATAGATGCGATATTTGTGCGTCTTGACATTAATGCATTTGATTACTTTCCACACTTGTTTTATAGCCCTCTTCATTACAACAAGTCAGACATACAAACAACAACGTCAAAGCCATCAAAAACAATAAAAATTTGTTATTTGGATTTTTGGCAAGAATATTCAGATCGTCCACTTTCGTTTCAAGACATTCAAGATCCAAATTCGTGGAGTAGCAAACCGCAAAATAAAACCTTGATAACGATTGACCAAGGCGTTGGAATATTTCATCGAGATTATTTGGAAAATTTACTTGAAGAAAAAGTTGAAATTGTTCATCCACAAAATGCAGATGTGATAATATGTTCACAATTTGGAAATTCTAGATTGCAATATCCAAATACGAAAAAGATTTGTTTGGTTTATGAATCCGATTTTAGCGTTCTTAATGAGCCAAATACAATTTATTTTTCTTCACATATTACTGCCGATCCAAGGCAATTTTATTTGCCGTTGACTGCGCTCTATTACGGATTTTCGATATATGAGACATTACAAACCCCGAGAAATTTTAGTATCAAAGATATTAAAGAACGACAACACTGTTGCTCTATTATTTCAAATTTTTGTGGAGAATTTCGCAACGAATTTTTGTTCAAATTAATGGATGTCATAAGTGTTGATAATTATGGAAAATTGTATCAAAATGTTGGTGATGCATTCATAAAATCAACATGTTGGTACGATCCTAATCTCTCCAAAATTATAAAACAATACAAATTCATCATTTGTATGGAAAATATACAAAAAGAAGGATATCATAGTGAAAAAATAATGCACGGATTTTTAAATTATGTCGTTCCGATATACTGGGGTGATCCAAATATCGTCAAAGTGTTTAATCCAAAATCTTTTATTAATGTGAACGAATTAGGTATAAAATTAGCAATTCAAAAAATTGCTCAATTGTGTCAAAATGATAACGAATATCTTACCATGTTGAATGAACCTATTATTCACGACAATTCAATACTAAAAAATTACAATGAAACTAAATTTAATAAAATTATTGACTTGTATTTGCAAGACCGGAGCTTCCAATGAATCCTTGCATATCCGTAATCAAGGTGCTAAGATCGCTATTCAAGGTGTTATATTTCTTAAGAGCAGCATTGTATTGAGTAGATGTAGCAAAACTTGGGGTACAGACTCCGCTAGAATTATTTACATTAGCATTGTCATTTTGACTTATAAACAATTGAAGTGATTGTACATCATAAGAAACAGTAGCTTGATCTTTTGAAACTGTATTGATACCATTGTAAGGATAAACAGCACGACCAGTTGAACCAAGGAAGGAATTCGTGTTTTGAGTGATCCAAGTGTTGAATGCATTAGAAGAAGAAGCTAATGTATTGTTCAAGGAGTTCCAAGTTGAATAATAATCTTCAATTTCATTATTTTGCATATTCCAAGCATTGCCTCTAGAAAGACCTGTTGGACCACCAGTAGCAGTATTTCCGTAAGCATTAAAGTAATCAAGTTCAAGATCTTTTACACGATTAACAAAGGTGATACCATCGTTTACAACATTAGTAAAAAGGGTAAATAAATTATCACTATTTTGAGCGTCGGTAGACTTATAAGTGTCAATGGCATTCATTGTTTCAATACCAGCAAGATATACAGCAGAAGCTCCATGAATAATGTTTCCAGTGTCTCCAAGATTGCTACTATCTGGTCTAGTTCTAAGAGCAGTGACACCGGTATATCCTGTAGCGATATCGTTTGCAATAGTAGTGAGAGGCTTGACGTAAGAAGAGAGAGCGCCAATGTAAGCGCTAACAAAACCTGCGTTGTTGGCAGTGTTGAATTGATTTGTTGTAGACATATCTAACTATTACAAATATTATAAAAATTTCAAAAATTTTCAATATTACAATTCTATTTGAGATTGTTTAAAAATTTCGTTAATATTTTTAGATAATTTTTCAAAATAAGAGGAACTTTGTATAAACAAAGTCAAGGATTGTTTTACCGATGTTTCGGTTATATAATCAGTATTTTGTGTATCATAAATAAATCGTTCAACACTGCTTGCAAATGTATCATAAAAACTCTTGATGTTATTATAAAATTCTTGTAAACTTTGAAAAGATTCATACATTACTGTACCCTCTTGTAAAGAAAATTTGTAATCATTTATTGGACTATTTCTTAATGCGCTACGCGTAGTAGTTAAAGCTAATTTTAATTCATAAATTGATTTTGGGTCAAAATTGTAGGCTTTAAAAACGCTTGAAGATTGCGTTGTATCCTCTGAATAAATTTGAATAAAGAATTCAAAGATTTTTTGGAATGTTATCAACAAATCTTGAAAAATTGGTTGAGACAAATTATAAAAATTGACAAATTCTTGTTCGCTCCTAGCTGTATATTTTTGTAAACTTTTGATATACTCAAATTGGGGTTTCACGGTCAATACTAGTTTTAACAAGGGATCCCATACAGGAGATGGTTTTAGCACCTTTTGACATACATCTGCAAAACTTGTCAGTGTGTCGAACAATGGATAACAACATTGTTGAAAATAGGCAATGTAAAAGTTGGAAGTGTAATAAACAGTAATTAAACGAGTCATTTATTTTATTTTTACAAAAATAAAATGAATATTTGGTTTCCTGAAACAATTTATTTTGGCGGACTTGCCTATTCTGTCGTATTGATGACAACCGCCTTGTTATTTCATCACATGACTCGTGGTAAAACTTTGGAAATGAATCCTGTTGCTTCTACCGTTTTTGCCATTACTTTGATTCTAATTAGTATATTATTTGCAGGTGTTGGTATTTCTGGATACTATATTCGATTACAAGAAATGAATAATGATCCAGACCTTGGAGAACAGCGTAGAAAATACTTGCATCACGAAATTAAAATATGGTATATTTATCTAGTTCTTGGAATAATGTACATCTTGGTCGAAGTATTTATTGCGTATTATATTATCAAGGGTACTACTGCTTCTTTGCGACAATATTATTTGAGATAATTTCGAATTATTAGTTCATTTTTGTGTGTACGCGATCGGCTTCGAAATACTGGAAATTCACTAATGTAATATTTTTTAAAGACTTGCTTTATTTGAGGAGTATCTGCTTGGGTCATCATCCACTTTACTCCTTTTAAATCAAGGAGCATTAGTTGGAAAGCAAGTTCTTCTATAAAGGAATGATCGAGTTTTTCTCCTGTATTGTATTCAAAGTTATAATCCTGGTCATTTTCAATATACGGAGGGTCTAAAAAAACAAAATCACCGGGTTTGGCTTTTTGAAGTATTGCTTTGTAATCCGTATTCAATATTTTGCTTTTTGGAGATTGTAAAAATTGGGAAACCTTTTCAATGTTATCATAATATTTTGGCGTCAAAAAAAAGCACTTGTTATCCATATAAATATGTGGATCCATTCCATAAAAATAAAAAACACCCTTTTTTTTAAGAACGCCCATATAACAGCATTGCATCATCAGCAAAAAATCGAGACTGCGTTCTTCCACATCTCGATGATTTAGAGTTTCTGTTAGATCACGGCAAAATTTCTTTTTAGAATCACGATGGCGCGTTTTAAATTTTTTGGCAAAGTTTTTAAAATGCTGTATGACGAGTTTTGGGTTATGTTGTATGATATTCCAGACACTAATCAAATCTTTATTTAAATCATTGACAATGAATTGGGAAGGTTGTAAGTGCAATAAAAG